ATATTGCCGAAGCAGGCATAAAGGCTTTACAAAAGGAAGCAGATGTGTTATACTCAAATCCAGCAGTGAAAGCTGCATATGAGCATTTTATTTTATTGTGTGAATTAACTAAGGAACATAAATCATGATTACGTTAAAAGATTGGATGGAGATAGTCGACTACCGTGTTACAGAAGGTAGCACATACGGTTGGAGTTGTTTTGGAACTGATGCATATTCATTGGATTCCTGGAATGGGGATCATAATGGTCATAGTTTAACTATTACTTTTGATACAAAGACTCAGGTACCATACATGGTAGAAGCACACGACTTTAGATATAATCGTGCTTACCGCATGATCAATTCTGAATACAAGGATGCTCATGATGCTGAGATGAAATCTCGAGGTGTCACAGATATGGCATGGGAAGATGATGCAGGTAAACCTATTGAATTTGTAGATCTTGATGTAGATGACGACTTTATACAAAAAGCATTGGCTATTGTTGCAGGGCAAGATTACGATACTCATGTCATGATGGAAATTGATATAACAGACGAGGAGTTTGTAAAATATGCCCGTCTGGCGCACGAAATGGATATTACCTTTAATGAATTTGTTAATCGTGCATTAAGAGATGCAATAGACAATCGTAATTTGTTTAAAGACTGGAAATAAAATGAAAGTTGGATTGTCTTTCAGTAGATGTGTTAAAGATATCGTTGAGGGTCTGGTAGACATCGAGGATGTTTTAATTATCATCTCCCGTACTGATTTTAACCCCAATGACGATGATCAATGGAAAGGCATTTGGCATGGCTATCGGGGATTTTCAGCAGGCAGCAATCCAGAATGGATTGAGTTTGGAGATGACGACGAGAACAAATTCCGTGCAGTTAGTATAATGTTGTACAATGATGGAAAACTGCACCAGCCTCGAAAATTTGGTGCTTATCCCAGACGACGCTCAGAGTTTTGGCTAGAAACATTTCTGCCAGACTCTGAACTAGAAAGAAACCCTTCCTTAAAACAGGCATGGGAGGACTTTCAATTACTAGCAGGATTAGTAGGAGCCAAGAATCGTACCGACTACCAATAAATAATTCAAGTGTGCAATTATGCAAAAAATATCGCTTCCTTATATTGAAGATTACATCGAAGCTATATCAGGAAGTCAACTTGTAGCAAACAAAGCAATAAGCATAAATCTAGCTAGATACGATATTCAAATAATACAAAGTTTATCTGAGCAAATTGGTCGAGGTGTTTCATTCACTGACCGTCAGGCTGTCTTAGCACATAAAATAGTAATCAAATATAAAAGGCAGTTGGCAACAGTAGGCATTGAATTAGGGATCCACGAGGATAATGCTGTATTCAAGATGCCTACTAGGACCGTGGATCGGAGTAAAACAATTAGATTTCAAGAAGGCAAAATCTATATCAGATTTCCTTACAACGAAAAACTAATTGAAGAAATTAAAGAATCCTCTAAGAATATTGCCGGGGAATTTAAATTTGATAGAGCAGCCAGGGCCTGGGCAGCTAGCGTAACTGAGCCTCGCGTATTATGGCTGCAAGGTTTAGTAAGTAAACATGGATTTGATCTCGATACTTCGTTGTCTGAATTGACCGAACAAATAATAGCTGAGCACGACAAACCCTATGCAATTGAACTTAGGCAAACGGATACAGGATTAACTATCACTAATGCTGCAACCAGTCTGGTAGAGTACATAGAAGCCAACTTGGGCGGATTTGGTACAGATAATTTATTGCGACTAATTGATAATAGTAACAGATTGGGATTTACAGTAAATCAAAGTATTCTTGACAATCTATTAGAGAAATACAGTACACGAGTTCAGCAGTTATTAACACATCAAACAATACATGCACCACTATCGTTAAATGACAGCTTAACTGATATATTAGAATATGCTAACATAACTAATCGTTGGCCTATTTACGTTTACGAAAACCCAGAATCTGGGCAACGAGCATTGACGCAACTTGAAAAAGTCTTTAATAAAGATGAATTGTTAATGATTGATCCAGTTAAAAAATATAAGACTCTGACTGTAAACAATGAATTATGTGTGTATCTGCCTCAATGGAATCCAAAATGGGCAGACTCTATTCCGTTATTGGTTTCAATGAATGCATTAATGGTAGGACCTAAGAAAGTTCAATTGATTCAATGTTCGGAAAAGGTTGTATATTGTTCTGAATTCGTATACAATACAAATTAAATTATTAAACTATGTCTGAATGTATATTAGAAATAAATGATGAAGTAAATGTTCGTATCAAGGGACTCGACGTAGAAACACGCAGACAATTAGTTAACAAATACAAATTTGAAATACCCGGCGCAAGATATTTGCCGGCAGTTCGTCTCGGTAGATGGGATGGCAAGGTTAGTTTCTTTCAACTAAGTGGCAGCACTTATATTAATCTTCTTCCAGAAATACTACCTTGGCTAGATCAGCAAGGATATCATGTTGAGTTAAATGATACTAGAACATACGTTAATAAATTTAGTTTTGACACAGTAACTGAATCTAGCTATCAGCATATTGCTTGGCCCAAAGGTCATCCAACGGCAGGACAACCTGTGATATTGCGTGATTATCAAATTGAAATTATTAATAAATTTCTAAACAATACACAATGTATACAAGAAATTGCCACCGGTGCCGGTAAGACAATTATCACAGCAGCATTAAGTTCGGCAGTAAGTGATTATGGACGCAGTATTGTAATTGTACCAAACAAAAGTCTTGTTACACAAACCGAAGCTGACTACAAGAATATGGAGTTGGATGTTGGTGTGTTCTTTGGTGATCGTAAAGAGTTTGGGCGCAGACATACTATATGCACCTGGCAAAGTTTAAATGTTTTACTAAAAAATACCAAGAGTGGTGATGCTGGCATAACTATTAATGAATTCCTGGAAGATGTTGTCTGTGTGATTGTGGACGAAGTGCATATGGCCAAGGCTGACGCATTAAAATCACTGTTAACTGGTGTTATGGCACAGATCCCAATTCGGTGGGGATTAACTGGTACTATACCAAAAGATAAAAGTGAAGCTATAAGTTTACGATGTAGCCTTGGTGAGGTTATTGGTAAGTTAAGTGCAAGCGAATTGCAACTTCAAGGAGTGTTAGCACAATGTCACGTTAACATACTTCAGCTAATGGATCACAGTGAGTATTCGAGTTATCAAAGTGAATTAAAATATCTATTAGAGTCGGAACCCAGACTCAAATATATTAGTGAGTTAGTACAAAAAATACAGCAGTCCGGCAACACATTGATATTGGTTGACCGAGTCGCGCCAGGCAAGCGTCTAGTAGAGTTACTAGGTGACAGTGCAGTATTTGTATCGGGTGCAACTAAAGCAACTACTAGGCAAGACGAATATGATGAGATTAAAACAAGTACTAACAAGATTATTGTGGCGACTTATGGTGTGGCCGCTGTGGGTATTAATATCCCTAGGATTTTTAATCTGGTTCTTTTGGAGCCCGGAAAGAGCTTTGTCAGAGTTATACAGAGCATTGGGCGAGGCATTAGAAAAGCTGAAGACAAGGACTTCGTACAGATCTGGGATATAACCAGCACCTGCAAATTTGCCAAACGGCATTTAACGCAAAGAAAGACTTTCTATAAAGAAGCCAACTATCCTTTTGCAATTGAAAAAGTTGACTTCTTAAGCAAATAATTATAACAATGGAACTACATGTCACGAATATTAAATTTAGATAACAACAGAGCATACGATATGAATGAAATCCCAGAGGAAGTGGATGACCTTCGTTTTTGTGTGCTAGACAACAGTGATCCTAAGAATCCTGATTACTTTTACATACCCTTGATATTTTTGGAGAGCTTTAACAGTCCTGCACTAGTACTTAAAATTGGTCCTTGGACAGTTAAAATGCCAGTGGACTGGCAACTGTTAATTGGAGAAAATGATTTAGGTGATCTTGAAGTAATACCACTAACTAGTATCAACGATAGAGGCTTTAGCGCATTCTGTTTTAATCCTCTCAGTAGCTTTAAACCCGAATTCCATCCAGTGGAGATCGTTGACATTTACAAAGATGTTAAATGGTATTTTCCAAAACTTAAACCAGGGCAAATGCTTGCGGTGCCCGTCGAATCAGAAGTTGACAAACCTTTGTGTGTATTTTTTGTTAAAGATATCAGCAGAGTTAGCGAAGTAGTCGATTATGGAAAAGCCTGGTAAGATAAAGATATTTGAAAGTCCCAACGGCGGACATACCATCTACTCAAGGACAATAGGATCTAGTGAACGCACATTAGAGCGCGAGCATGATCCTCGTACCGAGGATGGCAGGTCGCTGCACGATCATATTATGGAAAGTAAGATGTGGAGTGACATTCATCGTCGAGCCAAAACGGATCCTGCCTTGCAAGATGCATTGGATCGTGTTATACTATTGTATTACCTGAGCAAAAAGTAAATATGAGTAAACTAGACATTGCAAATGAAATGCGGGCTTTTGATTCTAAAGATCGTGGATTCTACGATAGCCTCACTGAGGAAGAAGTTAAAAAGTTTAGTACCTATCTCATGCTTAAATGGGGAGGTAGTGTTGACGGATCACCAGAATTACAAGAATGGTATTTGCGTGTTCAAAATGAAAGAGTCAATCAAAACTTTTTTGACTTGGGTAAACATCCTAAGTTACAATGGCTACTGTGTACTACAGTTAGCCCCGGACTGGGCCCTAAACGTCACTATTGGGTTAGTACCAAGAAGAAGGGCGATCAACGTGCATATAAGTTTGTTGAAGAACATTTCCATGGCTTGAAGCCCAATGAAATTGAAATAATGGTCGAATTGAATACCATGGAGCAATTTAGAGAAATGGCCCGTGATATGGGTTGGGACGAAAAGCGAATTAAAGCAGAGCTATGATCTCGGATATAATTGATGTTTGGAAAACAACTAAAGTGCCCGCAGCAGATCCTAAGCATGTATGCAAATTTTGTAACAAGGGATTTACTAAAGAGTCTACCTTAGTTAGCCATGCCTGTGAAAAGAAACGCAGACATCAACAACAGTCTGAAACTGGTGTACAATGGGGATTTAGATCTTATCAACTGTTTTACAATAGTACACAAACATCCAATGGTCACAAAACATATCAAGATTTTTGTGATAGTCCTTACTATACCGCTTTTGTAAAGTTTGGCAGATATTGTGTGGATATCAGATGCATCAATGTAAATTCGTTCACACAATGGCTATTAAAAAATAATAAAAAATTAGACTATTGGACTTCGGATAAGTTATACGACGAATGGTTGTATACTCAATTGCGCAACGAATCAGTGCAAGATGCATTAGAGCGCGGATTAAAAGAAATGCAAGAATATGCAGAAAGTAATCCTCAGCTGAAGAATGGTTATACTGATTATTTTAGATATGGCAATGTCAATCGCATATGTCATCACATATCGGCAGGGCGTATTAGTCCATGGGTGCTGTACAACTGCGACACAGGTGTCGACTTTCTTGGCAATCTGGATGACGAGCAAGTTAAAATAATTATCAGTTGGATTGATCCGCCGTTCTGGAATGGTAAATTTAAAGATACTACCAAGGATGTTGAGTGGGCTAAGTCTATTTTATTAGCAGCAGGATTATGAAATTTAATACAGACGTTGATATTGATTTTGCAGATAGGCAAAAGATCTTAGATATAATCCCTCACGTGGGTGCTAGTATTTCTCATACTAAAGCACATAACACAGGAGTCTATGTAACTGAAATTCCTTGTGATCCTATTACTAATCGTGCAGCTATTGATTACCATCAAGCTGAAGAAAGAGGATACATCAAGTTAGATTTTCTTAATGTTGGGTTATATAATCAAATACGCAACGAAGAACATCTAATAGAGTTAATGCAAAAAGATCCAACTTGGCATAGATTGTATGAGCCAGAATTCTGTGCTCAGTTAATTCACATAGGTAACCACTATGATACGTTGATACGTATGCCAGAGGCTGTGAATAGTATTGCAAGATTAGCTATGTTTTTGGCTATTATACGTCCTGCTAAAAGACATCTAATAGGATTACCTTGGGCAGATGTTGCTAAAACAGTTTGGGAAAAGCCCCAGGACAATAGCTATTATTTTAAAAAGAGCCACTCAGTGGGTTACAGCCATCTGGTGGTTGTAAACATGAATCTAATTACTGATTAGATCCGTTTGTTCCGCTAATTTTACGTATCAAAGTAATTGAGCGGCGTTTGCTTCGTTTTGAAGCCATTTCTTTAAGGTTGATTTGTGGGCCAACCTTGATATCTACATCCTTACTATTCATAGTTTTAACGCAAAACTTAAACTCTGACCATTCAGATTTAAGAAAAACGTTGATAGGGATAATTCTATTACTCTCCCACCACCATTGTTCTCCAAGTTCTAAAAAGCGTTTCTTCTGTTCAGCAGCGCGGAGACTACCAAAATCGTAAATTGTAGTAATTTGCTCATCGCAATTTTGTATTATACCAATATACTCATTCCCGCCATAGACGAGAAAGGTAATAAATGGGTACTTGTCAAGTAATGTTTTTATTTCTTCCACTCAGATAAATATTAAAATAATGATAACAATCTATTTATACCCAAACTCTATAGAGGTTCAATTTCTGGATTCTTCTATTAATACTACAAGGAATTTGCATATGTATGACCGCCCTGTTAAGATCTATCAAGGTATAGACAATCCCATACAAGTAAAAATAAAAAACCAGGACCAAAAAAAAATAAATGCAACGGGACATAATGTGTATGTTGATGTCAATGATCACTTAAATAGCCAAAAAATTGAAACATATATATTGGATTTTAATGGCAATCTTGGTGGTAATGTTTCTGCTGGTATAGGGTCATTTACTATCACTAAAGAAACTGTTGATCAATTGGATCAACGTATATACAAGCTAGCATTTAGAATACAGAATGTTGAAAGCGGCGACGAAAAACCGTTGTACACAGATGGCAATTACCAAGTTCCACTGGATCTGGTAGTAGTACCGGGTTACTATTCCCAACTATAAATATATAAACTTTAATAGGATTAAACATGAAAATTTCCGACTTACTCAGACAATTAGCTGATAAAATGGAATTAGACAATTCCAAAACGCCTTTGTCAATTGCATCGACTGATAGTGCAGATACAAATAGTGTTGCACAGGGCGAAGACAATCCTGAGTTTAACTCTATGGTATCGCCGTTACAGCAGAAAATGGAACTAATTAAGAAGCATAGCGGAATAGACAATATCTACGATAATACCGATGAAAAAAGCGATGAACTAGAACAGCTTAAAAAGAACGCAGGGTTGCCTCAAAAACCAAATCAACTTGCCGGTGACGAAAACGATTCGTTTTAAAAAAGGATACCAATTGTGGCATATGTAAAAAAAATAAGAGCCGGTTTAGTACCAAACGCTTCTGTTCAAACATTTGTTGGTGACCCCGGAACAATCTTTTACGACCCGACAGTTGGCACCCTTTATCTAAGTGACGGGGTTAATCCGGGCGGCACAGCATTAGTAACAGCCGGTGGATCTGGTGATAGACTGGTCAACGGTGCTTCTTCGTTTAGAATGTTATCTGATGGAACGTTAACATTAACACATCCTGCCGAGCCAGCCTTACATCCGTTATCCACAGTGTTAACAGTACAAAAGGCCGCGGGCAACTATCACACTATTTCAGGTGCTTATGGATTAAGTCTACAAGCAACACCAGTCCCCAGTGGATATGGGCTTAACACTAACACTAACTTTGTTGACATCTTCCACGATGGCATCAGTGTAAATGTGAATAACAACACTTGGGAGTTTAACAACAGTGGTGCGTTAACATTCCCACAAGGCACCACAATTGCCACCGCTGACGAAACAGATGCATTTATCATAGACGGTGCTGTTGACAAAGATATTCAAATATATACCTACAGTGGTCCTACTCCTACTGCTCACGGTTGGACGTTTGGCACAGATGGTAATCTAACATTGCCAGACAGCGGCACTATAAATGATTACGTTGGTGCTATTGGAACTCTTGGCATACTCATCAGTAGAACTTTTCAAACTCCCGTCGCTCCAGGTGGACAACCTGATTATTGGTTTGGAACAAATAGAATAACACTATTACTGTCAGATGCTGATGGAACAAAAATAGCAAGCTACTTATCACAAGGCATTGGAGTAAAAGTTTGGTTCAACCAAGGTGACAGTTATTCAATTACTTCTATTCAACAAGTCCAGGCAGAATTTGGAGGAAATCCGTATGGTGTATGGAATGTTCTAGCCACAGGTATGGGCAACAGATTTGCTACCTATGAATCAAATCCATTAATATTCATCTACACTGGCGCTACTCCGAATACCTATACAAACTTCCCGCAATATGTTCCAGTAGGTGACGGTGCTGGCATTACTATTTCTAAAGGTGGAAACAGTTGGAACTTTGGCGCTGACGGTAGTTTAACACTACCAAGTGGTGAGCCAATACTGTTTGGCAATGGTAACTCACGTATACAAGCAGGAATGGGTTTCCACATCAACAGTGAAGAAGGTATTTCATTAGAAGCAGTAGATGCTAACGATCCACTAAATCCTATCACTCATCAATGGCACTTTGGCACAGATGGCGCACTATCATTCCCCAACGGTGCTCTTAAGATTGCCGGTAATAAAATTAGCAATTATGTCACCACTGAGTTTGGAGCCAGCAGCGGAAGTCAACTTGAAGTGGCTCTGGCTAAAACTGTTATTACAAACGGAGTTACTAATAGTCTTTCTGAAGGTGGTCCGTCACTAACAAGTCAAGCTCTATTTGAAGTTAGTACCAACGGAATTCTCAGCTCCTTTCAAGTTATCAATAGTTTAGGTGAGGGTGAGTCAGCACTGACCAGTGAATACCTAACTGAATTAGACAACAACAGCTTTAAGATTGGACAAAGAGTTACTAATGATCTAGGTGACGGTAGCGAACCTCTTGTAGCATTTAGTGGATGGACCTTTGGCACAGGCGGCACACTGTCATTGCCAAACAGCGGCGAACTA